ATGTCTACCTTTCCGGGGGCAGTCCAACGCCCAGCTGATGTACTGGCCACCCGGGCGACAGACGTGGTTGATGGTTTTCTGCAATTCGCCCAGGGCAAAACGACAAAAAAACTGAGGATACGTCTTGAGTCGGAAACAGAGACCAGCCAGCTGGGGATACTGGTTGAGTGCCTTCTGAGCCAACGCAAGGCGCGAGGGGTTCCCAGTGCCTTTGTGAGCGAGACCTGCGCGGTACCCTCCCCATACTAGGCGCTGTCTATGGCAGCCCGTCAGCCTTCAAGGTTCTTTTTTTTTCACATCAAATGATGTATAAAAACCGGAACCCGACAAGAAGAGTTCCACCAATGGCTGATAATTTTTTGAACCAGATCGAAAGCTTACCGCCTGAACAGGCTGTAGAGCGTCTACTGGGTATTACTGCTGAAGATCTGCGTACCGTAGCCCTTCAGTTTTACCGAGTGACCTCTAACGCAGGTCCGCTCCAGCCAAAAGGTTCAGGTGGCACCCTGGCTTGGATCTACGGGACAGAGACACTCCGCGCCTTGGCCGTTCCGAAAGGGTGGAAACCAACGGACCCGAGTAACCAGCCTCGCATTATTTCCCCTGATAACAAACATGCCGTCACCGTGTGTTGTGGCGACGAAAACACTGGCAATCCGTATGCTGAGCCCCTGACACGTAACAAGCGGGGCAATAGGACCAGCCGTAGCGTCCACTACAACGTTCGTCAGATGGACATGTTCCCGGTGGAACGAAACGATAGGCAGCGACTCCCTTTGGACTCCACGGCAGAGCAGGTTCTCTGGATGCTCCTGTTCTATGTCGACCTGGATAACCAAATCGTTCACTACGAGCTTTCGAGGCCAATCAACATGGCCGACAACGGTAAGGTTGACGGATGGCAGCCGCGCTTTATCATGCCGCCCCTGAACCTGAACGCCCCCGACGATTTCGGTGGGCCAGATGCAGGCCCATCTATCGATATTCCTGTGACACCGAGAACATGAACGACATAAGCGATTTCAATCCGGCCCGTTTGGTACTAGCTCGTCAACGCCGTGGATGGACGAAGAAATCGCTTGCAGATGCAACAATGCTCAGCAGTAAGACGATTTCTCTCTACGAGAATGGAGACCAATTGCCAACCGACGAGAGCTTGGCCTGCATAGCACAGGCTTTGGGTTTTCCGATTCCTTTTTTTTCTGGTCGTTATGTGGAAGCCCCGACTGAAGAGAACGCAAGCTTCCGCTCATTTTCACGAATGACCGCTGGCCAGCGTGATGCAGCTCTTGCGGCGGGGGGGATCGCGTTCATGCTCAGTGATTGGATCGATTCGAAGTACCATCTGCCGGTACCTTCGGTTCCAGATTGCTCGGGGATGGATCCAGAAGCTGCTGCAGAGGCTGTGCGTGCTGAATGGGGGCTTGGGCAGCTGCCAATCAAGAATTTGGTCCATTTGCTTGAGTTAAAGGGAGTCAGAGTCTTCTCACTTGCTGAGGAGACCAATCAGGTCAACGCCTTTTCATGCTGGCGGAAGGGAACAACACCTTTCGTTTTTCTGAATACGCAAAAGTCTGCAGAGGCGAGCCGGTTTGATGCAGCCCATGAACTTGGCCATTTGGTGCTGCACAGACATGGCAGCAACAAAGGAAAAGAGGTGGAGAGCGAGGCCAACGCTTTCGCATCCGCCTTTCTGATGCCTTATCAGAGCATCCTGGCCCACGGCTGGAGTGTTAATTCGGTGAAGGACGTTGTCCGCGCTAAAAAGCTCTGGAACGTTTCAGCTATGGCCTTGGCCTATCGCCTTCACAAAACCGGTGTGCTGTCAGAATGGGTTTACAGAAGCATGTGCATTGAATTGTCTACTATGGGGGCTCGGACCCAGGAACCTGAACCATCTCAGAGGGAAACATCTCAGGTATTACAGAAGGTTCTGGGCCTTGCTAGAGACGCTGGGCGCTCCCTCACTGGAATCGCAAAAGAACTAGATGTGGCCGTAGATGACTTGATACCAATCCTCTTCAGCATGGCGCCTGTTGCCATAAGTGGGGACTATGCGACCTCACCTGTTTTGGTCCCGAAGCGAAAGCCAAATCTCCGCTTAGTCAAAGCCTGATGATTTTCGCCAAACCGTAATGATGAAAGCCGCCTCCTCGGGCGGCTTTGCTGTCTCCATGAGAACTTCAGTCTGGTTCGAATGGTGCGATACGCACCACCTCCTCACCCATCCTCTAGAAAAACCTAGCCCTAGCGTGTTTTAGGCTAGGAATGTGCCTCGGGACGAAGTAAGATCCACACAGAGGGGCGCAGGTTCTTCCTCTCCTTCGTGAGGGTGGCTCTAATAATTACGGCTTCGGCCGTGGGCGAAAGCTCCGGATCCTTCGGGATGTTCAACGATACTCAAACTGTCCTGCGCCCCTCTTTTCATAAGGATGTGAAATTGCGCGACAAAATTTGGTTTACTTACAAAGCACGCATTCAAGCTCATAAGCGCTTAGAGTGGCTGGATTTTCACTCACAGTTACTTCTGGTTTGGTATGCACTATTAGGCGCAGCACTCGCTGTGACCACGATTAAGTACCCCGAGCTACTTGGCTCCGACACTAGCATTCTCTCAGCGATCTTATCCATCGGCCTCCTTGGCGTATCCCTCGCAGTTGCGAACAGAGACTTCAAAGGCCGGGCAATTCAGATGCGCCGAAACTATCTAGAACTTCAACGTTTATATAATTCGACTCCAGCCAGCTCGCCAGACAATGATTTCCTCCAGGCCAAATACGACGCAATATTGGCAGAGTGTGAAAACCACACTGAGACTGATGATCGCGTTGCCCGAGCATTCTCGAAGGGGCTTACAAGTAGAGCCCCAACATGGGATGAATATTTGCACGTAGCGTTCTGGCTGATTAAACGTTGGTTTTTCTCTTCAGTCCTGTATCTCGCCCCGGTTGTAGTTGCTATTTACGCTTGGAAATTTGCATGAGCGCCTCATCAACATTCAACAGTAAATTTTCCGAACGCAATCTATCCAAAACTTATAAAGACCGAATCAAAAACTCTGGCGCCATCGGAATTGACAGGATTCGTCCGAGCAACATAGATAAACGACTTAAATCCGAAGTAGAGTTTATCTCTAAAAAGGTCAAAGCAGGAACCTACATCTTCACCCCTTACAAAGAAAAGCTAATTCTAAAAGGGGCAACTTCACTTCCACGACAAATATCAATCCCTACTGCTCGAGACCGCATAGCACTTCGCGCTCTTTGTGACTGCTTAGCAGATATATTTCCTGATTCAAAACTCGCCCTACCGCAAACCGTTATTGAGTCGCTAAGCGCAGCACTATCAAGTAAAAAATATGTCGAATATGCCAAAATCGACTTACAAAGCTTTTACCCTTCAATACCACACGCACTAATTGAAAAATCCATCAAAAATAAGATTCGCAAACAAGAACTCCGGAAGCTTATAAGCGCAGCGATCACTACTCCGACTGTTCCTGAGGCAAGAGGCGGACGAAATGCGCCCAAAAGCATACGTGGTGTACCTCAAGGACTCGCCATCTCTAATATTTTGGCGGAAACAGCCCTGCAGTCGATTGACCACAAATATAAAACCGATAGCTCTATATGGTTTAAGCGTTACGTAGACGACATTCTAATACTGACGACAAAAGGCCAGTCAACACGAATTGCGAACCAACTAATTGCTGACCTTAAGCACTTAGGCCTGTCGCCACATGCCATTGAACCTGGCTCCAAGTCAAAAACTGATAAACTGTCAGTAGCATTTGATTTCTTGGGCTACGAAATAGACAACGACGAGATAAAGATCAAGCACCCAAGCATCCTACGCTTCGAATCTTCACTGGCGAACATTCTTACAGCGTACAAACACAGGCTTGCTAGTGCAAAATCAAAAAAAGACAAGGAAAGAGCTGTCGCTTATTGTGCCTGGAAATTAAATCTTCGAATTACTGGCTGCATATTAGAAGGCAAACGCCTAGGATGGGTGGCGTATTTTTCGCAGATATCAACAACCAATCAGTTACGCAACGTAAACCACACTATTGCAAAGTTGATTAATCGCGCCGGCCTTACAGGCGAGGTTAAACCAAAATCACTTATCAAGACATTTTACGAACTCAAACACAGTAACAAAAACGGACACAAATACATCCCTGACTTCGACAACCTGACCATTAAACAAAAACGTGAAAGACTAAAAATGTGGTTCGGGGATCAAGTAAATACTTTCACAGATACAAAAGTCGAACGACTTTTTATGATCAAAATCAAAAAAGCCGTCCGCGAACTCGAAGAAGATATCGCGCAAAAATCTTGACAAGGCGAGCGAGCCTTTTACCACTATCACTGGCGACCAGCTTTGCAATGAAAATAACCGCGTCGCGCCCGTGCCAATGAAGGAAACTATGCCATGACTATTTCCAATAGTGCGGAAGCGTAGGTTTCCCGCCACACAAGTTTCTGCTTACGATCAAGGACACTTAACTCAAGTTACAGAAGCCTCATAAGGTCGAAAGCGCACAACTTCTTCCCCAAGCCAATCGTTGATTTGCAACAGTCGGGCCTGCTCAGGTTCCAGCTCGTTGATAGCCCACACCTCAGCCGCATCGAGGATTGAGCCGAATCCCCCAGCGTTCTGCGGCACCACCCCCATCAACTGCGGCGGGATGCGCAGCATGGCCAACTGGTCATCACGACTGATGTTCTTAATCGCCCCGAAATCATCCTTGGCCGCCACCTCACTGATCGGGATCAACTGCAGGCCATCCTTCTTGCCACCTGGTGCGTACATAAACAGGTTGCGGAAGTTGCCCGGCCCCTTGCTGTTCTTCATCGCGGTACGCAGATCGTTGACGAAGTCCTCGTTCTGGGCGGCGTCGGTCATGTACATGATGAAACCAGCATGACTCCCGTTCTGGTAGTACTTGCGCCGAAACAGCGTGGCACTCTCGTTGAGCAGCGCGCTCTGCAAGGCTGGCAGCCACTCGGGCAGGCCGTAGATCTCCTGGTTGATATCCGCCACCCGCAGGTGGCACACGCTTCCGGCCTTGAATTCGTGCTCATCCTTCCAGCCGCGCACCTGGTAGTAGGTCACCAGGTCATTGCCTCGACGCATGTACTTGGCCAGACACGGCTGCAGCCCGATGGCCTGGCGCAGCATGTTGTCGCGCTTCTCCAGGTACAGGTTGGCCGGTGTTGTCGTTGCGCCCAGCGACGAAAGTGAACTGCCGTCCGCCAGGGGTGACTGTCTTGCGAATGGCCATCAGGGACTGGGCAAGGTCTGTCCAGCCGGCATCGAACTCCAGCCGGCCTTTGCTGATCACGTCCCACGCCTTCATCACCAGGCGTGCCTTGATCTCGGGGTTATAGGAAAACGTCCGCAGGGCCGGGAAGAACGGTCGCACCAGCTGGGCTACCGCGCTGCCCAGGCCGGTGGTATCGATACCGATATAGGTGACCCAGAAGCGGCTCGTCACCTGGCGGATCGTCTCGGCCTGCGCGGTGAAGTCCATCCCCCGGAACTGGTGGCGCTCGAGCACGCGAAACTTGCCCCCCGGTACCAGCGGCGGTGCCACCACGATAAGCCCCGCAGAGTCGCCGTTCTCGGCCGGGTCATACCCCACCCATACCTGGCGGTCAGCGAATGGCCGGGCAGCAAACGGCTTGTAGTCCTCCCAGATCGACCAGCTGTCCACCATGCACGGCTGCAGCATGTTCAACGGGAAGATGCTCGCCCCGTCGTCGACGAACTGACACATCAGCAGGTTCTGGAACGCCGCGGCATCGTATTCAAGCCGCAGCTCATCGATGTCAAACAGGTCGCAGCCCCGCTCTTCGGCGTCTAGGATGGTGACGATCTGGCGCCAGATGCGGTCGTCGCAGAGCTTGCCCTGCTGCAGCGCTTCGTGGCTGACATCAAGCTTCAGGTGCTGGGCACTCGGCTTGCCCTTGTTGAACCGCTCCCCGGTCCAGAAGGTGTAGGCCTCGTGCGCCATTGAACTGGGCGTCGAGAAGTAGGTCCGCCGGTATTGTTTCTGCATCGCCATACCCGAGGCGACCTTGTTCAGCTCGTTGAACTTGAACGTCCAGAAGAATTCGTCGAAGTAGAAGTTGCCGTGATAGCCCTGGGCGGTCCGCGCGTTGGTACCGAGGAAGTGCAGCTCGGCGCCGTTGGGCAAGATGATCGGGTCACCTGTCAGCTCCACCCCGACCGTGTCCCGGGCGAACGCCTGGATATAGGCCTTGAAGATATGCGCCTGCGCTTTACTGGCCGACAGGAAGATCTGGTTGCGCCCAGTGGTCAGCGCATCGATCAAGGCTTCTCGGGCGAAGTAGAAGGTCGCACCGATCTGTCGGCTCTTGAGAATGGCGCGGGTGCGCTGGTTGCCCGCCCGGTACCAGTCTTTCTGGTAGTCAAAGCAGCCATCAAGAAACGCCTCGACCAGTTTCTCGACCAGCTCCTCTGGGATGTCGTTGCGCTTGGGTTTACGCTTCTCCCCAGCGTTGCGCTTGGCCAGCTCAGGGTTGAGGTCGGTTTCGGTACCGCCGTCCTGGTAGCGCTGGATTCGAGCCTGCCGCTCCAGTTGCCGGTGGAGCAGGTCAATTTCCTTGAAGTCCGTCCCGGACTTGGGGTCCTTGAGCAGCAGCTGCACCAAGCGGGCCTCGGTGGCGGCCTGGAGGCCTACATCGTTGGTCTGGCAGTTACCGACTCTCCCGCCAGCCTGGGCACCGATGTGCTCGCGTTCTCTGCACAGAAGCCGGATGCAAGGGCGCCATTACCGGCGCCGGCGAAGCCACTATCGGTTGGTTCAAGGAAAAGCTCGGCATCCACTCCCCCTCCAGGGTTTTTGCCGAGTTGGGTGGTTTCACCATGGCTGGCCTGGAGCAGGGGTTGGTGGGCAATCAGGGCGGCCCGCTGGATGCTGTTGCCGCGATGAGCAAGAACCTCACCTCAGCTGTGGGCTTCAACTTTGGCGACGCCCCACAGTGTTCTTCCGTGACGGCGCTGCCCGGCGAATCGAGTTCACCCTCAAGCTCACCCGCATCGATGATGGGCGCGTCGACTTGCTCGGCACCTTGTCCGGTACCGCCGGCAACCTGCTGAGGGCTATCCTGTGACCCTCCTAGAACAAGCGGATAATCTGCTCCAGGACGCAGCCAGCCGTTACCGTGAAGCGACCGCCTACCCACGTCCCGTCTGCCGTGTGGTGGTCAACGGCCAGGACATTACCGGCACCGTCGAGCAGCGCCTCGTCAGCATCGAGCTGACCGACAACCGGGGCATGGAGGCTGACCAGCTCGACATCAACCTCAGCGACCACGACGGTCTGCTGGCCATCCCCCCACGCGGCGCCACAGTGCGCCTGTGGCTGGGCTGGAGCGATACCGGGCTGATCGACAAGGGTAGCTATACCGTGGATGAAACCGAGCACAGCGGGGCCCCGGACACCCTCAGCATCCGCGCACGCAGCGCAGACCTGCGCGGCGGCCTCAAGGTCAAAAAGGAACGCAGTTGGAACAGCTCCACCCTGGGAACGGTGATTGGCGCCATCGCTGCTGCCCATGGCCTGGCGCCGGTGATCAGCCCAGTACTGGCCGCGATCGAGCTGCTGCACCTGGACCAGACCAACGAAAGCGACGCCAACCTGCTGACCCGCCTGGGCAAGGAGCACGACGCGATATCAGCGGTGAAGGCTGGCCGGCTGCTGTTCATGCCCGCGGGCAAAAGCGTCACCGCCAGTGGCGCCACCCTACCCCACGTTGTACTGACCCGGGAGGACGGTGATCAACACCGCTTCCTGCAGGCCGACCGCGACAGCTACACCGGGGTCAAGGCGTACTACTACCAGGTCAACAGCGCCGAAAAAAAAGAGGCCATCGCCGGCGCCGGCGACAACCTCAAGGAATTGCGGCATAGCTACACCGACCAGGCCAGCGCACTGCAGGCGGCCCGAGCCGAGTGGAACCGCCTGCAACGCGGTACCGCCACGCTGAGCTACACTCTGGCCAAAGGCCGGCCAGAACTCACGCCCGACCAGACTTACAGCCTGGTGGGAGTCAAGTCCGAGATCAGCGCCATCATCTGGCTGGGCGGCAACCTGCGGCACAGCTTCACCTCAGACAGTTTCACCTCCAGCATGGATCTGGAGTCCAAGTTGCCGGACCAGGACGGCGTGGAAGACCTGGTCGACAAAAAGACAAACTACACAGGCATTACCGCCACCTACCGCGATGAGAAAACGGGCAAGCAAAAGACTGTCACAGCCGGAGACCAGACCAACCCTCAGCGGCTTACGCACCTCTACGCAAGCAAGGGCAGTGCGAAACGTGCAGTGGACCGGGAGTGGAAGAGGGCAATGGGAAAACAATGACAAATTATGCTGGACGTAGTACTGAGAATTTATCGCCCGCATTTTCAAGCAAAGTCCTAACACGAGAAAACTTGTCACTAATTGGAAAATCCCTCCCACCCTTTATACCAAGATAACTTCTAAGCAACACAAAAATACCAATAGCATCTCTAATCGCATGAAAAACGGATTGACTATCGCTGTCCAGCGCCGGGATCACAAAGTTCAACGGAGGACCTTTGTCGGCGTTTACAGCAACAATACGGGCTAGCGAATAATTTATATTGAAAGAACTAAGGAGCGCCCCTAGAGAGCATACAAACTGAATGGCATCGCAATCCTCGATCGGCCCTTCGAGCTGATGCATCAGAACTTCAGCCACCTCGACCACATCCTCAAATCGATCCTTATTATAGTGACCATTCCAATCAACATTACCAAACGAAGCATCAGGAAACATGTCCGCATAAAAATCGGACACATTCACATATGTCTTGCACCCATTATTATGATGTCGCTTAGAACAGTAGCCATCTATTAACTTCTCAAAGCCCTCCCTGTGTTTCAAATAATTACCAAATCGATTATTGGCTATAGCCTCCCCATATTGCTTTAACGCAACATCAATTTGAGTAGCAGCTTCCATTGACCGATGGATTGCAGCAACCATTGCGACCAACGGTAAAGACAAACTCATTATTGCCACTGGAAACTTAAACGTATCAAAAAAAAACTGAACACACTCTGATTTGAAACACAATTCACCGACGGGAGTAGCGTTCCCAATAAAAACACCTAATACGCCACCCACCACTAGCGGGCCTAAAAAAGCCACCCAAAATAAAAAAGTCCTTGCCAAGTGCTTATGCTTTGGTGTTTCTTTCTTATGCGCCTTCATACTATCTACATTTCCGACCAATTTAAAACCCGGCATCACACCGGGACCCTACTTTTCCATTTACTCCGTAGACTTCCGAAGCGCCTCCAAGATCCTTATGACATCTTTTCGCTGCTTGTCACTTAAAGTGCGTAGTAGTTCCAAGAAATGACGCTCTAACTGAGTAAGGTTTTCCATCATAGGTACTCCATTTCCATGTGACGGGCGCTGATGTCAATGACACGACCCGATGCACTCAGGAATTCCCTAACCTCACTACTTCATAAGGCGCTATTCGTCTGCCTTCCAATTTTCCAGCAGTGCGCGTCGGCGAGGGAAGCCCCGAGTGGCCACCCCCTAACCTACGCACACTTTTGAAACTGCAAGTCCGAAGTCACCCTCGGATCACTCTGGTTCGACCGCTAGAGTTTTCCAGCTGCCCGGTGAGGCCGTTACCTGCTTACCCTCAGACGTTGCTCAAGCTCGAAACGGCGGAAGCGCCATGTACTTCCCATTTTCCCCCCACCCCTCCAGCGTGCCGTCCTGCTTGAGGATGTAGTACTCGCCAAATTTGTTATCAGGGGTCTCAAGACGTATACCGCCTTCAGGTGTGGATTTGGCGGCGTAGCTTTCGGTATTTCGTCCACCACTCGCGAACACGGAATCAATGAAGTAGTTGCCGTCTTTTTTGTAAAGAACCATCACATGACCTAGCGCACCGTCGCGCAGCCAGCTACCAACCTGCTCGGTGTAACCCGAAAGGTCCATTGCAGTGAGGGCTTGATAATCGGAAGCGCTCAGACCGATCACGGTACTTTGATAATCAGGGTCAAAGCTGACATTTGCCCAGTAGCTACTGTAGGTCTGACCTTCGATCCGGAAACCGATAAAGGTCTTTTCAGCCTTGGCATCAGATTCGTTGCGGATGGTCTTGGCCACGTCAGCCAGCTCGGCGTCGGTCAGCCGACGCGTCAACATGACTTCAACTTTACGCGGCCGCCCCTCTCGGTATTCGTCTTTGACGATTGTGTATTTGATCGAGGGCTTGGCCGTCTGAGCGCTCTGCACCGCCTCTTTAGGTTTGGCTTCGATGATGCCCAAAGACACAGCGGCCCCGCCTACCAGGAGGCCGGCCATCCAACCGCCTAGACATCCCAACAAGTGACGCACCAGGAAGCCTCTGCCGCTCTTGCGCATCTGCTTGACTAGCCACCACCAGACGCCGACGAATACCGCCATGGCAACTATTGCAACAACACCATCCATTCACATCGTCCTCGACAATTCGCCGGCCACCATGGCCCACGCCTTTCTTCCATTGCTCAGCCTGACGCGCCAAGCGTTCAAGCTGAGTTGCGATCTATTCGGACTCTCGAGCCTTGGCAAAAGCCTGTGCTGTACGGAACAACACCTCTCGATCAGATTCGCTCACCTGCTGATACACCTCAAAAAACTCCTTCGCTTCTGGAGTCAGACAGGAAGCCGGGATCGCCTTGCGCTCTCCCGTGACCACGTACAACACATCAACTCCCTTTACAGCTACCGCTGCAAGGTACGCGGCGTCCGGACTGCGTTCGCCCTTCTCGTAATTGAACTGGGAGGTCTTGGCTACCCCAGCAAAAGCGGCAAATTCCGCCTGGTTGAACCCCAGTCGGGCGCGCTCCTCTCTTAGCCTTTCGCCAATATTCAACAAAACGACCCCTTAAGGAGTTGACTATTCAACGTATGTTGAATAATCTTCCCCTGTCATCACACGAAATCACACGAAACGGAACTATGCACAACACCTACCCCAGCGAGCAAGCGTGCAAGCAAGCGCGCCAACGGTTGGCCAGCCAAGGGCTGTCGGCCAAGGAATGGGCGGAAATGCACGACCTCACCCCTTCCACGGTTTACGCCGTGCTCAACCGGCAGAAGAAGTGTCTGCGAGGCGAATCACACCGTGCGGCCGTGCTGCTCGGCATCAAAGAAAGCTCACCTACAACCTAAGGTCCCTGGCTCATGGAGGAAACCAGAACATGAAGCGTCCAGTTCTAGAAACCCTGCGCCAGGTGGTCAGTGCGGTGGTCTGCGCTTTCCCTGGTGGCCGCGAATGTGCAGCCGCTCGCCTCGGCTATGAGCTCAAGCGGTTCGACAACCATGTCTATGAGAACTCCGGTAGCCGGCCGTTAACCTACGACCAGATCCACCTGCTGGAGCGCGACGCCGGTAGCCATGCGCGCAGAGGGCCGCGGCTACCGCCTCAGTGCCCGCACCGGGAAGATCATCGAGATCGATGGCCAGGTTGCAACCGTCCGGGGCGGCAATGGCCGCTACAGCGTGCAGCCACTGAAAAAGCTTACGCCGGCTGGACAGCCGAACGCCCTGACCCGCGCCCTGATGGGAGATCGTTGATCATGGATAAGGCTACGACTCAGGCCCGCCCTCGCCTGGCGACTCACAACCTCGACCTTCCCTGCATCTGCGATGTCTGTGGCAAAGCGCGATCCGCCCGCAATCACCAACGCTGCAGTCAGATCCGCCAGCAGCGCAAAAACGCCGAATGGGCAAGCTACATGGACAATGTCGCCGCCAAGAAAGCCCTAGGAGCCCGCCGCTATGCCCGATGAAAAGGTCATTATCAACGTTCGCCAGGGCCTCGGTACCTATATCGCCAAGGCCAAAGGTCACACCCTGAACGCGAGCTGCACCGCAGGCCCAGCGCAAGCAGCTGAGGCACTGGCGCATAAACTCGGACTGGCACCTTCTCTACTCCAGAAAGTGGTTGGGGATGACCTGGCATACGGATGTTCGCGCTTCGAACACCCTGGCCACGCGTAGCAAGAATCTACGCTCCCATCTTCTAGGCCCGGCGACGGGCCATTCCTTCACACGGCCCATACACTGGGCCGTTCCTTTGTTTGAGTGACAAAACAATGGCAGATGGAGTCGAAGTACGCGGCAACCATGTCCGCGTGTATTTCCGTTACCAGGGCGAGCTGTGCCGGGAGACCATACCCGGTGACGCCTCACCCGCGAGCGTGGCCAATGCCGAGCGCCTGGTCGGCATCATCAACTATGAGATCCAGGCCGGCACCTTCAGCTATGCCCGGCATTTTCCCGATTCCCCCAGGGTTCAGACCAACACTCTGGGGCATTTCATCGACCTCTGGCTCGATATCAAGCGCAATCAGATGGCGGCCAGCGGCTTCGCCATGTACCGCAGTCGGGCGGAAAAGCACATTCGGCCACGCTGGGGCGCGCTTCAGGCCGACCAGATTGACCACCTGGACATTCAGGGCTGGGTGCAGAACACCCTGATGCCGGAGCTGCACAACAAGACCGTGCGCGAGATTGTCGGCCACCTGCGGCAGATTTTCCGGTTGTACCGCACCCGTAACCGCACAGCCCACGACCCTACCGATGGCATCAGCATCACCCTGCCGGACGCTGACGACCCCGATCCGTTCACCCGTGAAGAGATCGACGCGATCCTCGGTACCGAAACCAGCCGACAGCAAGAGATCAATCTGACCGCGTTCATGATCTGGAGCGGCCCACGGGTTAGCGAAGCCATGGCCCTGGCGTGGGAGGACGTCGACCTTGAAGCAGGCACGGTGCTGTTCCGTCGCGCCCGGGTAAGTGGCCAGTACAAGGTTACGAAGACGCGCCGATCGACACGCAAGGTGAAGCTCTTGGCTCCTGCGCTGCGAGCGCTACAGGCCCAAGCACGCCACACCCAGAACCTGGGGGCTGAGCAAATAGAGGTCACGGGCCGGGACAACCGGACAAAGAAGGTGCAGCAGGTGCGATTCGTGTTTCACAACTCGGCCACCGGTGAGCCGTACAAGACTTCAGACGCGCTGCGCCACGGCTGGTGGATCTATCACCTGAAAAGCGCCGGCGTGCGTCAGCGGGGCCCGAACACCTGCCGGCACACATTCGCCAGCCAGATGCTGAGCAGCGGATTGGCCACACCGGAGTGGATCGCCGACCAGATGGGCCATACGTCCACCGTGATGATCTTCAGGCACTACGCGAAGTGGATCAGCAAGGACGGCCCGGATGTAGTAGGCCTGTTGAACCAGGCGCTCAGACTGAACTGAAGACAACAAAAAAGGGGCCGCAGGGCCCCTTTCTTTTGCTTGTCATTCCCAAAGTGTTCCCAAATCGCTCCCTTTCGGAGTCCTCGATCTGAAAAAAACCTTTGAATACAAGACCTTATATGGCGGAAGCGTAGAGATTCGAACTCTAGGATAGTTGCCCATCGACGGTTTTCAAGACCGTTGCCTTAAACCACTCGGCCACGCTTCCTCGTATTGCGGGCGCCATAATACCGAAATGAAACAAGCTGTCAAACTCTCTATGTGGCTGCTTTGCGCGGCTCTGTTATGATCTTTGCATCTGAACGTTTCAAACCCACAGGAGTGTCGCCATGCGCGAACAGGATTACGCCGTCAATCACGGCCAGCAGGTCGAGCAGCAGGAGGCCAGCCGCGTCCTGCGTAACACATACGGGTTGCTGGCTATCACCCTCGCCTTCAGTGGCATCATGGCCTACGTGGCGCAGCAGATGCGCGTTGGCTACCCGAACATTTTCGTGGTGCTGATCGGCTTCTATGGCCTGTTCTTCCTCACCAACAAGCTGCGTGATTCGGTCTGGGGCCTGGTCTCCACCTTCGCCCTCACCGGTTTCATGGGCTTTTTGCTCGGCCCTATCCTCAACCGCTACCTGGGCATGGCCGGTGGCGCCGAGGTGGTCAGTTCGGCGTTTGCCATGACGGCCCTGGTGTTCGGTGGTCTGTCGGCCTATGTGCTGATTACCCGCAAGGACATGAGCTTCCTCGGTGGTTTCATCACCGCCGGTTTCTTCGTGTTGATGGGTGCGGTGCTGGCCAGCCTGTTCTTCCAGATCAGCGGCCTGCAGTTGGCGATCAGCGCCGGCTTCGTGCTGTTCTCGTCGGTGTGCATCCTGTTCCAGACCAGCGCGATCATTCACGGTGGCGAACGCAACTACATCATGGCGACCATCAGTCTGTATGTGTCGATCTACAACCTGTTCGTCAGCCTGCTGCAACTGTTCGGCCTGATGGGTCGGGATGACTGA